CGGGATGAAACCTCGACCCGTGTGGACACTGATCTCATCCGCGCCCCAGGTCGGAGTGTCGTCAGAGACCTCTTCCGCTTCATCGTCGTACGACGCGGACACCGCGCCCACATTGATGACCTTGAACTTGTTCGTGGTCACGGTCTTCACAGTGGCCAGGGACCTGATCGGGTTGACGTTCCCGTCCGTGTTCACGATCAACGTGGGGTCGATCGGGACCGGGACCGCGTACCCGCCGGAGGCGTCCGTCAGGGAGGCCGCGCGCTGGAGGACCTGGAGCGCGGTCACGTCCGGCTGACCCGTCCGAACACCCGTCCTGAAGGCCTTGGACCATGCCCGGATGTACTCCGGGGAGCTGGCCGTGAGGATGTGAGCCGCGGCGGCCCTTGCTCCCCGACCCTCTTCCCCGTCGTCCTCGAGGTCGAACGACTCCAGGAGCGTGGTCATGTGCTCCTTGTGCTCCGGCTTGACCCCGCGCATGTGCTCCACGGCGTCCAGGGAGCGCGCCAGGAGGTCCCGGCCGCCGGCCTCTGGCGTGGAGTTGTAGAGGGACCGGGACACCTGGTCAAGGTCCCACGGGCTGGAGCCGCGGCCCTGCCACCGGAGCCCACGGCCCTCCACGATCGGGTCCAGGTCCAGGCCGTCCTCCACGTGCCCGGGACGACTGGCCAGCCCCCGGACGAACGTAAGGCGGTTCTCGATCTCCTGGATTTCCTCGCGGAGGCGGAGGACGCTCTCCCTGCCCTCTGTCCATTGGCGAGATTCGTCATCGGTCAGCGCGCGGTCATTGGCCCTGGTGTGGATGTCCCGAAGACAGTCCTCCAGGTACGCCAGGTCCGCGCGCATCTGCTCAAGATCCATGGGATCTCCCCTGCTAGATGGCCTACAGAATGCCGAGAGAAGTCAGCTCCAGTGTGCGGAGGTCCATCTCGCGGCGGCCGGGGAGTGCATGGCGCGGCTCCGACGTGCCCACCTTGACGGCTCCCAGGGGAGTGTCAGCGGTGGACCGTACCATTTCCACGCGCTCCATGAAACGGCGGACGTAGTCGGGGTTCTGGCTCCGGATCTTCTCCATGAACTGGGCCGTGGCGGAGCGCATGCCAGCCGTGGCGTCCGGGTTGGCCGGCCAGGTGACCGGACCGAACTCCATCAAGCGAACCTCCTTGATGGTCCGCTCCGGGATGCCGTCCGGGTTCGTGTCGCTCCGGTCCGGTTCGTCGTTCCATTCGTCCTTGATCACACGGAAACGGAAGCTCGAGCCGTACGCGCCACGGCGAAGGCCTGGGAGGAGGTCCCGGTTATAGCTCGTGTCCAGGAGGGGAACCACGCCCGTGGCGGAGTCAACCTCCTCCTTCACGCTCTCCGGGATGCCCAGGACCTTGGACCCGATCTGGGGGTCATAGCCGTGGTCGAACTGGACCCGGAACCCGGCCGCGCCGTTGTCCTTGATGGTCTTGGCGAAGGAGCCCTTCACCGTGCGCTCCAGAAACCGACCTTCAAACCAGTCATCGATTTCGTACCAGGTGTTGAACGGGGAGAACCGCACGTCCATCACGCCCAGGATGTCCTCCTCCTGGGCCGTGGCCTCCTGCTCTGGCTCCGGGTCCGTCTTGGCCCGAAGCGCCGGGGCCCAGGCCGCGGCCCGGACCAGGTCCATGTCCTTGATTTTCGTAGGCAGCATCACGCCTCCGGGTCGTCATCGTCCGCGGCCGGGTCGGCCTGGGGGTCTTCTGTGGCCGGGTCCTGTTGAGAGCCGGCGGGCTGGAGCTGGACGGAGAACAGGCCAGAGTGCTTGAGGAGGGTCAGGTCCGACCCGTCCACGGCGGCCACGGCGCTCTCCGGCGTGAACCCGGCGTCCCCCAGGGTCCGGATCGCGGAGGCCCGGGTGGCCATGATGTCCGCCTCATCGCCCATGTCCTCCCTCAAAAACGGGATATCCCTGTCGTCGTACCAGAGCCTCGAGCCGGCCGGGACCTTGACGGCCTTGGCCAGGGCGCCAGCCACGGACCGCCACTGGGGCCGGGCCCAGTGGTCCCCGAACTTGCGCCGGGCCATGCCGTAATTGGAGTAGGTGGCGGAGGACAGGCCCTCTGACAGGCCCACGATGATGGGCGGAACGCCTCCGGCCGCCGCGATTCTCGTTTCGCCGGCTCCTTGTGTGGCCTTGAAATCCAGTTGCTTCAGGTCCGCGCCCAGGACCGTGATGTCCGCGCCTCCGGCTACGTGCATGGTCTTGTAGGCGTTCTCTGACCCGGTGTGATCATTCTTGATGATCTCCACGTACTCCAGGAAGTCCTCCATGGCCATGGACTCCGGGTAACGGATGGCGATGTTAGGGGTTGCAGCGTTGGCGAAGAACCGGCCCTTGTGATCGGTGGCCGCCTTATCCGCCGTGATCTCCCGGACGATCGGGGTCAGCCAGGACATCCCCCGGAACTGGGCCACGGGGTCCGGGATCGGTGCCCAATGGATCATCTGTTCCGGAAGCGTGAACTCCGCGGCCTCGAGGTCATCGAATCGGCCGCCGGGAGCGTAGAGGTAGCCGGCCACGTCCGTGTCCGTGGCCTCTTCCGGGGGAGCCGTCAGAATGATCTGGACCCAGTCCGGTCTCCGCCGCCGGAGGCGTCCACCTGTGATCTTGAAATAGGCGTTCCCGGCATTGGTCACGTCCTGTTCCATCCGGCTCAAGAGGTCCCCCGTGGTTCCTCCCGGCCAGGGGGTCTCCAGAATCTCCAGCGCGCGGTCACCCCAGAGCGACGTGGGCCGGCCTCCCTCGAGGTGCTGGAACTGGAACCGGGCCTCCGCGAACAGAGCCATCCGGGACAAGGAGGTGGCAAAGATCACGCCGTTGGACTTGTAAGCCCCCTGGACGTACCCCACAAAGGAGGTTTCCAGGGTCTCTACCTTGCCGTTCACCGGAATCCCGGTAATCGGGTAGTTCAGGTTCCCGAACTGGAAGGACTTGGCCAAGGCCCAGTCCTCCGTGGAAAACCGGACCTCCGGGCCGGCGTCCTTCCGGGACCGGAACATCTCCCATACGCGCGCCACGTCACTCCTTCACGTGCATGATCAGGGTCACGACCAGCAATACGACCCCGGCCGCCAACATGCCCCAGGGTCCGGCCAGCCACGTGACGCCAGACACGACCAGGACCAGGGCAAAGCCCAGAACCACGGCGGCCTCTTGTCTACGCATAAACGATCATGGGCTTTGACCCTTTCCTCTTGAATCGGCCATAGCCCCAGGCCGCCAGGGTCACGGATATGAGTGGGGACACGTCCACGGTCACGTCCCGGCGTGTGAACGCCCATGCCCCATCCCCGCCAAGGTCCCGTTTCTTGGCTCCGGCCAGGGCCGCGGTCAGGCCCGGGTGGCCCGGGTGGCGGAGGGTCAGGGAGTCCGGGAGGGTCCGGCCGTAGAACTGGGAACTGGCCTCCGCCAGGTTCGACGTGTTCGCGACCTCTACGCGGACCCCGCGGTTCCGGAGGTCCTGGATGAACATGGCCGCCGCGGACTTCTCATCGATGACCACGGCTATGGGTCGGTGCCGTGCCCAGAGATCCACCACACGCTCCACGACCCAGCCTGTCCCGGGCCGGTTGTCGATCACGTCCACGCCCAGAAGGCCGTCCATCCGGGCAACCCCGCGGAGGCCGGGGACTTCCTGGAGCGCGCCAGCGGCCCCGATGGAGGTCATGGAGCGTTCCGGAGTGGTGTCGATCGCCAGACAGAGCGGATCCGCCAAGGGGACGCTGGTCACCAGTTCCGCCCAGAGAAGCATGTCGAACAGGCCGGCCGCGGACGGGTCCTCCTCAATGGACAGGCGCTCCCGGGCATAGGAGGCGTCATCCATCGCTTCACGCTCCGTCAGGATGAACTCCTCCGACAAGCGAAACCCCAGAGCCGGGTTCGCCTGGTAGGCCGCATCCATGGAGTCCAGGTCCGAATCCGCCGGCGCGGAGAACTCAAAGTAAGCCAGGCGGGAGGCGGTCCCGGCGCGGCCCCGGGCCTGAAGGGCCCGGAGCTGGAGGGAGTCCAGGAGTGGCGCGCTCGAGTAGTACCAGATCTGGGGGTTGGGCCGTGCGGAGAGCGTGGGCAGCATCGCGGCCACGGACTCCGGGGACAGGTTGTACGCCTCATCCAGGTGAAGTTCATCCCCGGAGAAACCCCGGCCACTTCCGCGCGTACGTGCCATGAACCGAAGGCGGGCCCCGTTCAGGAGTTCTATGCCTTCATCGCCGTGGGAGTTCGTGACCTTTTTGACCCGCTTACGGAGGTCGTCCGTGTTGTCGATCAGCCAGAGGATCCGGCGGAAGCCCTCCACGGCGGTTTTGAACTCATGAGCGCTGTGAAGGATCAGGCGAGACCCGAACAGGTAGAGGCCTCCCAGCTCACGGGCCTCTATAACGGACCCCTTTCCATTCTGACGGGCCACTATGACCGCCACTTCAAAGGCGGACCAACGCCCGTCCGCGCGCTCCCCCAGGCCCCCCTTCAATACGTAGCGCTGCCACGGGTCCAGCTCGAGGCCGGCGGAGGCGGCCAGCTCCACGCACTCCGGCCCTGCCGTGGAGACGTACGGGGGGATCAGCTCAATCCGCGGACGTTGCACACCAACGCGCTTCACGGCGTGCGGAGAGTTCATCAACCTTGCTTCCCTCCTCCCGCGGTGCGCCGGCGGCCGGGCCCATGACCGCCAACTCCGCCAGGGTCATCCGGTATTCACGCGCGATGCCGGCCACGGCGGAGGGGGGCGCGTCGTGGAGCTGGGCGCGGAGGATGTCCCGGAGGTCTTCCAGTTGCTCACGCCGGGTCGGTTCAGCCACCGTTCTCCTCCGCTCGAGCGGCCTGGTACGCGGACCAGTGGCCCACCACGTTGGCCCAGATCGACATCACCGCAACCCAGAGGACGGAGTCCCGCCACCAGATCAATGTGGGAATCAGGAGGATGACCCAGACCATGGTCATGACGCGGTGGAAGGTACGCCATACGGACGGAGGCACCTGAATGGCCATGGTCACGTCCTCCCGGTTTCAGCCGCGGCGTACCGTACCTGTCGCACGCCCGAAATGCACCGGGAGCCCGGTGTGTCGAGTGCAGGGAGCCCGAACCCTTGATCAGGTCAAACCCGGGGCCGTGAGTAGGTCGTCAGTAGACGAACACGACCATGCCGGAAGCCCTGGGCCAGGAGGATGTCAAGGCGCTCTCCGTGGCTCTCAGGGCCGTACAGGGGGTTGGGCTGTTTCGGGCAAAGAGAAAGCCCCGGCGGGGGGTTCACACCGGGGCTTGTGGAGCTGGAAATCAGGGGGTCAGTCGGGCCTTCACGCGCGTAATAGCGTCCTGACGGCACTCCTGACAATACCAGGTTCCGCGCCGGGTACAGACCTCGGGCTTGTTCTGGCATGGGGTCGTGCTCACGATCTCCGTGCGGTCCTCACTCCAGGTGAGGAACAGGTTCTCACAATGGGTGATCTGCGTGAGGCTGGACACGGGGATTTTCCGATTTGCGCCTTCCCCCGTGTCCAGGATAGCGATGTCCAGGCCGTGGGCACGTTCGATGCGTAGCACCTTTCCGGTTGTGGCGAATGATGCCCTGACGATGTCACCTTGCCGTATTCCTGTCATGTCGTCCTCCGTGGGGACTTCTGTACCGTCTCCGCCATCATCGGGCAACCTTGGCACCGTGTCAAGGTCCGGGCATGAGAAAGCCCCGACGCTATGGCCGGGGCTTTGCTCTAGGTCGGGGGCTACTTCGGGGGGAAGTACCCGGCCTCCGCGTCCTGGCCCTCCCGGCGGAGCTCCCCGGCGGTCACCAGGCGGTTCAGCATGTCGTCAATGAACACGGTCATCGCGTCTGGACGGTGAATGTTGACCATGTCCCAGACCTCCTCCGTGCCGGCCCCGGGCTTGAACGCGACGGCGGCCAGAACGACGGTGCGGAGAGCGGGAGCGGTGGTCTTCTGCATGTTGTCCTCCTGGGGACTTCGCGGTGTTGATTCCAAGGTATACCGACCTTGCCACGGTGTCAAGCTCACGTTCCGTGACCAGGTCCGCCGGCCCAAAATCGCAGGGAGAGAAATTGGAG